GAGCGACCGGCACGGCGGGAAGTATCACACAAATTACATCTGCTGCCGCAGGTGCGGGAAGCTGTGCTACCGGATGCGGCGGCACAGGGAGAAAACGATATGAAATGCGAGCTATACCACGATAATTTCCAGAATTTCAAGCGGTACAATGTGCCGAAAGCCCAGCTTGTAATCGCGGACATCCCATACAACATCGGCGCGGATGCCTATGCCAGCAATCCCATGTGGTATCAGGGCGGCGACAACAAGAACGGGGAAAGCAAGCTGGCAAAGCAGAGCTTTTTCCACACGGACGGTACGTTCAAGATCGCGGAGTATATGCACTTCTGCAATCGGCTGCTGAAAAAGGAACCAAAGGAAAAGGGACAGGCCCCGGCCATGATCGTGTTCTGCGCCTTTGAGCAGATGCAGACCGTGATCGAGTACGGAAAGCGGTACGGATTTGCAAAAAGCTATCCGCTATTTTTCTGCAAGAACTATTCCGCGCAGGTATTAAAAGCCAACATGAAGATCGTGGGCGCGACGGAATTTGCGGTCGTCCTCTACCGGGACAAGCTGCCGAAGTTCCGCAACGTCGGCGAGGACGGCGGAAAGCACATGGTTTTTGACTGGTTCCGCTGGGAGCGGGACAGCCGAAAGGAGTACCCGAAGATACACCCCACGCAAAAGCCGGTGGGCGTGTTGAAACGCCTGATCGAAGTGTTCACAGACCCCGGCGACGTGGTGATCGACCCGGTGGCCGGGAGCGGCACCACATTACGCGCAGCCTACGAGCTGGGGCGCAGCGCCTACGGGTTCGAGGTGGACAAGAGTTTCTACGAGGCGGCGAGAGAAAAGATGCTCGCGCCGATCTTGATGGAGAAAACGACAATCTGACGACCGGAGGCGGTCGCGCCGTGAGAGCGGCGCGGCCTTGCCGGTTGAAGCGAGACCTGTTTCCGGCGGTGCCGGAGAGAATTTCTGTTGCGGCCGAGGGGCCGCAATGGGCTGGTATACCAGCAGTAAGTTAAGGGACAAGCCATGAAACAGGGGTGTGCCTGACGGCATACGACTGTTGAAATGGCCCGTATGCAAGCCGGTGACGGCGCATACACGCAAAAACGAGGGGGGCGTGGCCGCATGAGCCTGTATTATCGGGAACAAAAGCATATCTGCGGCAAGGACTACGCCACGGCGGGGTACATGGAGGTTGATCTGTACCCCGTGACACCGAAGCAGCACAAGGCGAGCCGGAGAGCAAAGAAGAAAGAAGCCTGTACCCTCGCCCAGCAGACCTACAACGACAACCGCTCCAAGAGATACCATGTGCAGCTTGTAAACGCCAACTTCGGAAAGGGCGACTTCTCATGGACGGGAACCTATGATGACGATCATCTGCCAGCGCCGGGAGACACCAAGCGGGCGGATATGGACTGGACGAATTACATCAAGCGGGTGTATCGCTGGTGCGATAAGAACGGCGTGGAGCGCCCGAAGTGGGTAGCAGCCACGGAGTACACAACGGTGATGGCAGACGGGACGATCTGTGGCCGCCATCATCACCACGCGATCATCCAGCACACAGAGGGACTGACCCGTGACGTGCTGGAGGAGCTGTGGAGCGATAAGAACGGAAACAGCATTGGCCTAACACGAGGGGAATATCTCACCGTTGACCACGGAAGCGTGGAGGGCCTTGTAAAATATATCAACAAGAACAAACGGTGCGCCCGAAGCTGGCGGCAGAGCCGTGGACTGGAAAAGCCCAAGACACCGCCGCCCAACGATACCAAGTGGAGCCGCAAAAAGCTGGAGGAGGCCAGCACCGTGTACATAGACGACGCTGCGTTCTGGGAGCAGAAATACCCCGGCTACACGCTCAACCGCGTGGAAACCAAGGTGAGCAACGCCGGACAGCGGCATACCGTTGTGATCTTGCGCCGCGCCGAGTGCTGGCACGGGCGAGGAAATATATATCGACCAAGGAGGGAAAGAAATGCTGCAAAATGACTACCAGTTCATGTCGCGGCGTGAAATGCGGCTAATCGCCGGGGTGCCGATCGCCGAGCCGTCGCGCATCACTGGAGAGGGCCGTTTCCACCGGCGCGGAATGGACAAGGCGGCAAAATACGGCGTGAAGAAAAAACGCGCCGCCACGCGGCGGAAAAAGGCGAGTCGCCGGAGAAACAGGGGGAAATAAGCATGGCATATCGGCTGGAGCTATCCGATCTGCCGCCGCGTTACCGGGCGCAGGCAGAGGCACAGCTTGCCGGGCGCGGGAAAAAGCGGGGCGACACCGTGACGGCGGCGGCCCGTGCCGCTGCCATGTCCGGGCTGAAATTTGACAGCCGGGGCGAGTATGAATACTACGTTGGCACCGTCGCGCCAAAGGTCGGACGCGGGGAGATCGTGAAGTGGGAAGCACACCCGTGCTTTCTGCTGTTCCCGGCGGGGGAATACAACGGCGTGAAGCTGCGGAGTGTTCAGTACACGGCGGATTTCCGGCTGACCTATGCCGACGGCACGGTGGAGATCGTGGAGGTCAAGAGCAAGTTTGTCCGGCGGATGCAGCGGGATTATCCTGTGCGGCGGCGGGTGTTTCTGGAGCTGATCGCCCGTCCGGCGGGCTGGAAATTCACGGAGATCATCACGGCGGAGGACAAGGAAGAAATCAAACGCTGGCGGAAGCTGGCGGAGGAGGTATCATCATGTGGGAAAAACGGCTGACGCACTACGACAAAGACGGGCGCGTGTATTCCAGCAGGGGTTACGAGGTGGCTCTTGCAAAGCTGGCATGGTTCGAGGACAGAGAGCAGAAGCGGGAGAAAATGCCCGTGTGCGGCCTGTGCCAGCGGCACCAAAAGCTGGAGACCGTGGACGGCACGGCGTTCTGGCTGGAATACGGCGAGGACGGCAGGCCCCGCCTTGTGATGGACAGCACGGCGCGGGGCGGCGGGCTGAATGTGCTGTGCGCGGAGTTCTGCCCCATGTGCGGGCGGTTCTGCGGGAAACTGGAGGCGGAGCATGAGGAGAAATAAGCATATCCCGGCGCATTTTGGCACCAACGCGGCCCGTCAGGCGCAGACGCGCTATCTGCGGGGGAAAACGCCGGAGAGCGAGCGGGTGGAGAAAAACCGGGAGGCGGCGGGCCATGTGATCTCTTTGTGCTTCATGGTTGCGCTGCATGACCGCTACGGCATCGGGAAAGACCGGCTTGACCGCGTGATCAACGCCGCAAACGGCGCGCTGGAGCGGTTTGCCGTCAACAAGCGCGGCGTGGGCATGGAGCGGGCGAAAAAGAAGCTGAACGAGGAGCTGGAGGGCCTGCTGACGGAACGTTTTGTGCTGCCCGCGTCAAAAGCACCGAAAAGCAACCGGGATTGGGCCTTGCTGGGCGAACGGCGGGAAGCGGCGGAGATCGTGGTGAAATGCTATGCGCTGGGGGCGCGTCAGGCCCTCGGCTTTGGCGTGGAGCGGCTGAATGAGACCGTCCGCGCCACGGAGGACGTATTCCGGCAGTTCAACGAGTGGGCCGAGGGCGGGGACTGGTTCGGCTACAATATGCTGGCCCGGCGTATGACGGACATTCTCGGCGAGCCGGTGGATGTGGACGAGAGCGACGCGAAAGAGCCGATCTTCGGGAAAACGTTGGATTGACACCACAGGCAAGGAGATTTGGTGCAGAGCCAAGAACAGGAGGCGACGGATGCGGTATGGCAGCGTGAAGCACATAGCCCTGTACTACAAGGCAATTCCGGGGATGCTGCGTCTGCTGCGGCAGGAGCGGGCGGAATTGGAGGGCAATTATTACGGACTGCGAGGGCTGGCGTGTGACGGGATGCCGCGCGGTTCGTCGCCGGGAAAGCCGACGGAGGAAAGCGGGCTGCGGGCGCTGGAAAACGGCGTGAGCGAGCGGCTGGCGGAGATTGCGGAGGCGGAGCGGGTTTTGTCCGGGGATGAAGCCTGTATTCGCGCCTGTCTGGACGCGCTGAACGGTAAGTACAAAGAGGTCATTGTGATGCGCTATGTGCGTGGGTACAGTTGGGCGAAGATCAGCGCGAGGATGGGGACGGCGGACAGCACGGCCCGTGATTGGCACACAAGGGCCATGGAGCGGCTGGGCGAGGTGCTGGAGGAGCTGCCGGAAGCGGAGGCGCTGGCCCGTCGCGCGTCGCGCGCGCGTACATAATAAGCGGCAAAAAATTTTGGCCTGTCCGGCGGGGCTGAGTAAGGGCTGCTTTGCCGCCCAATCTTGCGCCGGAACACCACGGCGGCGGAACAGGAAAACCGGCCTTATAGGAACAAGTTTTTCAAGACTTCGCGCGTGGCGCGAAAGGGTTTCCGTGATCGTCGGGGCGGCGCTGGAAAAACAATTTGCGAATGGGAGGAAAAGACCGTGAATTTTGTGGAAAAGCTGGTGGAGGGCGTGAGGCGGCTTTTTGTGCGGAGAGCGAGGCGAAAAGCGCTCCGGCGGCGGTGCAGATACCTGTACAGCAGCAAGAGAAGATGAAAATGCCCCGGCGGGCCGTTTTGGTACGGTCTGCCGGGGTTTTGTTCTGTACGATAGCAAGTCGGATTTGTGTTATTCGTCGGCGGGGCTGTCAAGCTCCAGCGGGCGTCCCTCACGCTTCATGCGTTCTTCGCAGGCTTGCAGCACATACGCCTGTACGCTCTGCCCGGCGGCCTTGGCAGCGGCGCGGATGGCGTTGCCGATAGGCTTAATGGGGCGGGCGCTGATGCGGTCGCATTTGGCGTTGTAAATATCGTTGTTGCGGCGCTTGCTTTCGGGTATGGGCATGGTCAATCCTCCTTTTCCGGCTCGTCCGGGCAGTCTGTCAGGTCGATCACGATGATCTCCGGAGGCTGCGGGGCGAGCTTGTAATATTTTCCGTTTTCATAGTGCTGATCGGTCACGCCGTCATACCAGCATATATCGCCGTGCTGGGCCTGCGCCGCCTCCATGCGGCCTTGTGCCTGCTGCTCGGTGAGACCGTCAAAGGTGAGGCGCTGGCCGTCGGCAAATTCGGCGACGAGGCGGTATGCAGGGAACACTTCGGGGACTTCGTTCATGGTCTGCCTCCCTGTTCGGTTTTGTTTTGTCGCATTATAACACGCGGGCGTGTAAAAGTCTACGGGGCAATTTTGGCGGAGGCGCGGGCTTTAATGGCATCGCGGGCGGTTTTGTAGTCAGGGAATACCTCGGCGGCAGGAAACTCTTTCATGCCGCAGTTCCATTTTGGGCGCGGGGTCTTGCGGAGATAGATGATCTCGCCGTCGTCATGCTCCATGTACCATTTTTCAAGGGTCCCGTCGCGGTTGATCGTGTATCTTGTGGGGGCTGTGGTTGCGGCCATGTTGCGCTCCTTTCTCCCCGTCGTGCCGGTAGGTCAGCTCGTGGTTATTTTCTGGCGTGGAGCGCGAGAATATAGCAACCGGGACTTTCCTGCATCTGTGCGTCGGTGCGCTTGGTAAACTCGGCTTCGTTCAGAAGAACGGCGGGGGCATAAATGTCAGCCTTTACGACATCGCCGGTTTTGGGGTCGTAATGCTTCACGGCGTAGACGGCGTGATCTGCGCCGCTTTTTGTCATATCCAGATAGGCGGCCCGTCGCACTTCGTCCAACATAACGGCGAGGCCGGAGGCGTTTGTATAGTGCGGGACGAGGTAGGTGCTGCCGTCATGGAAGAAATACATGATGTTGGGATAGCTGTTCATGTTGTGTCCTTTCTGCCCTCGTTACCTCCGGGGCGGGTGCTTAACTTGCTGGTAACTTGCTGGGCAGTTTTGTTATTCGGTCAGGCCGATGGCGCGGCGGGCGGCGGTTTCGGCGTTGGGGGTAAGCTGGCGCTGCCACGCGCTGTAGCGGGGCGACCAGCGGAAACCGTTTTGTTTCAGCGCGGCGCGGGTCTCCTCGTCGGGCTTCTCGTCAAAGAGTATCTGGAGGCGGTCGGCTTCGAGGTTGCGGACGATCTCGCCGCCGGAGAATTTTGTGCTTTCGGCGGGTTGCTCGGCCTGCTCCGTGCGCTTGTCCAGCTCGTCAAGACGGGCTTGTACGCGCTTGATCTTGCCGCGCAGGCTGGTCAATTCGTAGTCGGGGATGGGGTGCTTTACCCACGGGCAACGCTGGCAGGTGTCGGCAAAGCTGGCGGTGAGCTTGGCGGCAGCCTCGGCGGTCAGGCCGGGGAAGCCGTCGAAGGATTTGTGCTTGCGGTAGTAGGCGTTCAGCGCCTTGCTCTCGTCGAGCCTGCTTTGGAGCTTTTGGAGCTGGTCCGTGAGCATTTCACGGGCGTGAGGGTCGGCCAGATCGACCGGACCGGAGCCGACGGCCTCGATCTTGGCCAGGATGGCCTTGATCTCGTCGTACTCGTTCCAAAGGGTGCCTTCGCGGGACATCTGCTTTTCGTGCTTGCGCATATTGTAGCCGCCCGCGCCGGAAATGAACTGACTGGGATAGCTGGCCTGATTGCGGTTGTAGTCGTTCATCCACTGGGCAAGGCGGCGGGCGTAGCGGTCAAGCAGCGCGTCGAGCTTGTCGTGGTAGTAGGGGCTGACCTTGGCTTTCCGTGCCTCCACCAGCGCGGCGGCGTTGTCCACGGCGCGGCGGTATTCCGCCGTTGCGCTGCCGGGCTTGTAGTCGCTCATGTGGACGCAGTAGTGAGCGCTGCGGGCCGTGTCCTCGTTGATCTCGTAATAGCGGGCGGCGGACTTTGCTTCGGCCTGCGGCGTGGAGATCATGCTTGTCTGTTCGTACATAGTGTGTACCTCCGTTTTGTGTTTTAGGGTTTCGCTTATGGGGTGCCGTCGCTTTGTCCGGTGCGGCGGCTCCAAGGTATCCGGTTTTGTGGTCAGTCGAGGCAGGTTTCATAGCGGATGCGGTATTGCTCTTTCAGCTTGTCATAGGCACGGCACGTGACCGTGTAGGTGTTTCGCTGCTGGTCGTAGCTGATGCCGCGCCCGTGGAGCTGGGGCAGGTCGTCGCGGAGCGGGCGGAGATAGTAATGCTTGCCGTAGTAGGAAAGATCGGCGGCAAAGTCACAGCCCGTGGGGGCCTGCTGCATTTCGTAGCAGTAGACATATTCGCCGGGTTTGTCGGCCTGCACGGCGGGGGCCTTTTCTGCCTCTAATGCGGCGTAGTCCGGGGCGTAGCCGAACAACTCGCCGGTTTTGGGGTCGTAGCGGGCGGCGGAGAAGTCCGGGACAAAAAGCGTTGTCTGCTCGTTGATCTGCTGGGCATAGCCGCCGGGGACGGGGGCAAAGGTGCCGTTGATCTTGCGTTCGATGGATGCCATGTTGTTACCTCCTGTTTTCGTTGTCGAGGGCGGCCAGAGCGGCGGCCATGCCCTGCTCAAAAATGCGGGTGTTCTCCGCGTTGGATTTTGTGAGATCGTTCGAGTAGCTGCAGGCGGGCCAGAGCGGGCAGTCACACGCGCCGCGTCCGGGGTTGTAGTGCTGATTGCAGATGGTTTCGATGCGTTCGCCTGTCTCGGCGGGGATGTAAAGCCATGCCATTTTGTGTACCTCCTGATTTGTGATTTGGTTTTGTGCGTGGGGTCGGGTCGCTTTGTTCGGTGCGGCCCGTCCAAGGTGTCCGGCGGCGGGGGTCATTCGTCGGCGGGTTTTGTGTTGGAGCGGGGCGGGATGTAGCGGTATTCATCCTCGGCGTTGTAGTCGTACCATGCGCGGCGCTGCTCACCGTTCATGGGTTCCGGCTTGCTGGTCTCGATGTACTCCGACGGGCCGAAGATGCTTGCTTCCCGGTCAATGGCTTCGTGCTGGGCGATGATCTTCGCAGGCTTGTCGGGTTCCGTGCTGGGAACCTCGATGCGATGCAGGTAAAGAAGATGGTCGAAATACCAGTCGGAAGCAAGGTAGCGTTCTTCTGCGTCAGTCCATTCGATAGCGTTGATGTAGTCGGCAAGGCCGCCAGCGGCGGAAATGCGGATGGGGGCTTTGTCGTCGTCGTTGATGTCGCCCAAGATCATATCAACGACGGGGACGGCTTCGGGGCTGTTGCGGCGGTAGCTGAAGCTGGAAATGCTGCCGGTGTACTTGTATAGCTTTCTGATCATATTTTGTTCCTCCTGCGTTTTGGTTTTGGTGTTACCCATGAGCGCCCGCCCCGGCGGGGGCGGCTGGACTTGCACCAGCGGCGGCGGATGCCGTCGGCCTTGCGGGTTTTGGGTCAGGCGACGCGGAAATAATAGGCGTTCTTCTTGCCGCTCCACTTGCCCCCGGCGGCTTCGATCTCTTTTTCGTGGGGCTTTGTGTCACCGGCGAGCCAGACCACCGGCGCGGCGGTGGTCGCGCCCTTGATGGTGGCGGTCAGGCCGTCCACCTCTGCCCAGCGGGCCGCGATGATCTCGGCGGCGGTCTTGGGTTCGACGGCCTCGGCGGCGGGCTGCTCCGTCTTGGTTTCGTGCAGCTCGGCCAGCTTGTTTTTCAGCTCGTCGATCTCGTTGGCGGCGCGGTACAGATCGCCGCGCAGGGTGGCGGCTTCTTCCTGAGACTGGGCCAGCTCGGCGCGGAGCTTGTCGGCCTCGCCGGTTTTGGCGTTGTCCTCGGCGGCCTCGGTGAAAAAGGCCCGGACGGCGCGAACGGTTTCGGGTTCGGCCTTAATGGGCATGACCACGGCAAACGGTTCATCGTCGCAATAGGCGACGGCGGCGGAGATCGCGGACGTGGTGCGGAGCTGGGCGGTGGGGTGCAGCGCGGCGATGAATTTTGTGTCGTAGATCGCGGCAAAATCGGCGGCGGCGTTGTAGTAGCAGACGGCGGCGGCCTTGGGCGTTTGCACGGTCAGCGGGGAGCGCTGGAGGGGCTGCGCGTCAGCGTTGGCTTTCAGCGTGTCGGCGTACAGCCTGACGAGATCGAGCTTGTGCGCGTCGTCCTCGTGCTTACCGTCCTTGTCAAGCGTCCAGTTGCCCGGCTCGCAGCAGGTGAAGCCCTGCACGGTGGCGGCGTACTCCGGCGGGTTCATGGTGCAGAGAAGAAAGCCGTTGCATACGTAGATCGTGCCGTTCTCGGTGACTTGGCAGACGAGGCGCGGCGAGCCTTTCAGGGCCTTGGCGGTGGCGGCGGTGTAGCGTCCTGTGAATTTCATCTTGTGTTCCTCCTGATCTTGTTTTTGGGTTTTGCTTCTGGGGCTGGGTTGCTTTGTGCGGTGCAGCCCTGCTAAAGTATCCGCTTGCGCTGGGTCAACGCTTGGACTTCTCCACCTGCAAGGCGTGGAACAAATGGGCCTTGGCCATGTAGAAATGCGGGTCGGTCTCCGGCGCGTCTTTCCCGGCGGCCTCGGCGGCCTCGCGGGCGGCCTTGCCGGGCTTGTCGGTGTACTTCCAGAGCTGGCAGGTGATGGCGGACTTCGCGCCCTTTTTCACGCTGTAGCCCATGCGCTTCCACTCGGCGAACGTGTGGAACTGATCGGCGGCCAGCATGGCGGTGAAGATGTCCTCGGCGGTGGCGGCGCTGCCCTCGTCAACGGTGATCGTGACGTTGGCACGGCGGGCGGCGATTTGCTCGGCGGTGTAGGTGGCTTGCACCAGCTCGGCGAGCTGGGCGGGGGTGAAGCTGGCGCGGACGTTCTCGAAGATGATCTCGTTGTTAGTCATGGCGTTTTTCCTTTCCGGCCTTGGCGGCCTGTACACGGTGCCGTGTTGTTTGCTGTGGCTCGAATGTAACACGGTGCCGTGTATTTGCCAAGCGGTTTTTTTCGGCGGCTGGGTGTTCCCCCTACGGGGGAAATTTTTTTCAGCGGCCCCGGCGGCGTTGCTTTTTCCGTGCGGGTGTGCTATGCTTTAGCCGTGGCCGGGCGGCGGCGAACTCGCCGCCCGTGCCGGGAAAAGAACGTCGGGTCGTGCCTTGCTACGGGGGACCCGGCGGATATGTGGGAGGCTGGCGGCGAACTCGCCAGCGTTTCCCGTGGTGAAAAGCGTCGGGGGATGTCGTGGAGGACTGGCCCCCGGCGCTTTACTTGTTCAGCCGCTCGCGGAGCTTTTCGCGGAACTCCTCGATGGTCTTGCACTCGTCAGCGAGTATCAAGAGCCGGAGCCGTTCGGCCTCCTGCGCTTGCTGTACAAGCAATTCGCCTGTGTTCGGCGTGGTCATGTTCACCTCCCCTTTCTGGTCGCCGTGGGCGGCGGTTCGCTGGGCGGCGGTCGCTGTGGCCGTCCGCTTGCCCTGCATGATAGCGGCGGATTTTTGCGCCGTCAATAGGGCTGTTTTCGTTCCCCAGTCCCCCTTTAGGGGGGACGTGGGGAAGTTTTTTTGCACAAAATTCCGTGGCGTTTTCTGTGCAAATCGCTGTGGTTGGGGGACTATAGGGGGCATATTAGCTTAGCTTATCCGGGGACGATACCGGGCGCGGTAAATACCCTCGGCGGCGGCTCCGGCCTGCCCGGCGGCAGATCGGCAGACCGGCGCGGCAGGCGGTCGCGGCGGCAGATCATCCACCGGCGGCAGGCGGTCGGGGTGGGCGGCTCCGATGGGGGCGGCGGTCGGCACGGCGGGCAGGCGGTCGGAACGGCGGGCAGCTCCAGCAGTTGGCAGGACGGCCAGCCATCCGCCAGCGCCGCCAGTCGGGCAGGCGCGGGAGATACTAAACGCGCAGGCCCGCGCAGAGATGCCATGCCGCGCAGGCCCGCAGGCGCAGCATAGCGCGAGCCATACGCCGCCAGAGCGGCCAGCCATCCACCAGCGCCGCCAGCCAGCAGGCCGCAGGAGATACCAAACGCCCGCGCCCGCGAAGATACCACGACGCGCAGGCCCGCGCGAAATTCTAAACGCGCCCGCGCGAGGTACTGGCGGCGCGGCGGTCGTCCTTTGCGGGTTCGGGACCCCAAAAATTTTTTAGGTAAGGGGTCAAAAAATCGCTTCCGGGGAGCCGGGACGGGAAAAGCTGGCGGGGTCAAAAATGCGACGGGAGAAGAAATTAGTGGCCGGAGGGAAAAAGAAAACCGCCGTGGCAATTTGCCACAGCGGAAAATATAAAGGCAGAGCTGTCAGCTATCAGTGAGCAGCCCCGCTATTCTTTTACATCGCCTATCAACCATTCAAGAGTAACACCAAGAACACGGGCGAAAATTTTCAATTCAAAGTCAGCGACAAGACGCTTGCCCGTTTCAATCCTGCTGATAGCCATTTGACCATCTGCAATCCATTGAGTTGCATTCTAATTGCAAGTTCCTCCTGCGTAATGCCAGCGCTCAAACGCCACTGCCGTATTTGATCACCAGATATGTTACAGTTCTCACCGTCAAGGGTATAGAGACGCACCAGATCACCACCTGTCCATAATCATCTTTTGCATATTGACGATACCACCGCCCTACGATATATTTATAAAAAAAGATGATTAAGAGAAAAGTTTTAACGTGAAGTAGTGCTGCAAAGAAAGTAGGACACAGCAGCAAGGAATAATACACAGAGGAGGGGTAGAGTTTCGTGGGAGTATTGCAAAAAATAGCAATGGGATTTTTAAGTGGATGGAGTAATGCCGACAAGGGAAAGCAAAAGTACAAACCATCGGAAATAGACCTCAGAAGATATGACCGAGATTTTGAGTTTCGGTTAATGAGGGCCAGAACAGAACCGATGGAAATTTTGGAGTATTCTAACGAGGCGCACACGGCTGCGAAGATCAAGAGCTGCACGAGCGGAAAGACCTATAACGTTACGGAGAGACAATGCGAGTGCGAGGACTATCAAAAGAACCATAAGCCATGCAAACACATTATTTTCCTCCTGCTCAAAAACGGACATTACAAAAATCGTGAAGTAGGCCCACAGCGCGAACCGCACAAGGGAACGAACAGTGACGGCAGGTTTGTGCCGCTCTATTGGAAATATTACAGCGGAAGTCCGAACGGTCTGGGCTACACAAATCTGCTGACCTACCGCGTAGTAGGGAGAGAGTACGGAGTAAGTAAAAAGACAGGAAAACAGACAAACCGAAAGAAAGAGGTCTATGTAAACGCCTCGAATAAGGACGATGCGGAAAAAGCGGCTGCGGAAGTTGGAGCAATGCCACCGTATGCGGATATAGAGACTGTAGATATATGCCCTACTTACAGGCAGTATCAATACCTCCACGGGGCGGAAATACCTATTCCGTATTTCATCAACGAATCGGATGTGTCCGCACTGCTGACAAGATTTGAGGACGAGGACGACGATGTATGCCCGAACTTCCTGATTGATTTGGCGACGAAGTGTAGAGTGAAAGTTTCTCGTTTTCAGTCTCCATCGTCTGTGAAGTCATGCATTTGGGCCGCGCTTCCAAAGGAGAAACGAGCTGCTGCGTTTTGCTATGCGGTATATTGCAAGGAAAAAAACTGCGAGTTCGGAAATACACCAATCAAGTTTGGCGGAACAGCCTTTTCGGATTTTCAACCGACGGAAAAAGAACTGTCATACATACTGAACATTCAGGAATTTGGCTGGAAACCGCTGCATCGAAACGCTGCTGCATACAAAAGTGCGGTTGCTTATCTGGAAAGCAAAAATCTTATTTGAAAAAAATTTTTCGGGATTAGCAACTTCCGCAGGTTTTTCGTGATAATATCATAGCGTGGAATAAAGCCCGTGGCGGAAACGCTGCGGGCTTTGCCATTGGTGCGCCCTGCGCCGGTCGAAGCCCTGCGTTCCTACGCGGGATATTTCCGTAGGCCGAGCGGGGCGCACAGCTATTTGGAGGTGTGAAATGCCGAAGCGGAGCAAGTCGCGCGACACCGCCAAGGCTGCATACATCGCCCGCAAGGCGGCGGGTGAGGAAGTAAGCCTGCGGGAGCTGGCGCAGGAGCAGGGTGTGAGCTATCAAACCCTGCGGAATTGGAAAGCAGCGGACAAGTGGGATGAAGCTCTGCCAAAGAAGCGGCGGGGCGGTCAGCCGGGAAACCGCAACAGCGCAGGAAAGAAAAACGCTGCCGGAAGCCATGCGGGCGCACCGGCGGGAAATAAGAACGCAGAAAAGGACGGAGCGTACAGCGCCGTCTTTTTTGATATGCTCTCGGACGCGGAGCGGGAGATCGTACAGCGAGCACCGCTGGGAAGCCGCGCCGCGCTGGAGCATGAAATGCAAATCCTGAAATTCCGGGAGCATAAGATACTCGCCAAAATCGCGGAGTATGAGGCAGCCCCGGAGGACAGCCTGTACATCAACAGCCTGATGGACATGAGAGTGCCGGGCGGACGCGGCAAGGACAAGCAGGACGGTGCCTTACAGAGCGTGGGAATGTACAGCAAGGACAGCGCGTTCAGCCGTGTGCTGAAATTGCAGGAGGCGTTATACAAGGTGCAGGGCCGCATCGCCAAGATCGCGGACAGCCTGCGGGCACTGGAGGAGAGCGAAAAGCGCACGACGCTGGAGCGGGAGAAGCTGGAGCTGCTGCGCATGAGAGCCACCGGAACGGTGGACGTGCCTGACATAGACGGCGGCGAGGAAATCGACGAGGAGAACATGGCATGAAAAAGCTGGACAATATTTACACCTATCACGCCCCGAAAGGAGACCAGTCGGAGCGGTACGAGAGCATCCGTGCAAAGGCTCGGGAACTGGCAGAGCTGATCGAGGAATGCTGCCCAGACAGCAGAGAAAAGAGCCTTGCCAATACGAAGTTGGAAGAAGCAGCGATGTGGGCAAACGCCAGCATCGCACGAAACGAATGAAGCCCATGAAGCTGTACACAAGCAAGGTGGTGGCGCAATGGCTCTGCCTGACGGAGCGGCGAGTGCGCCAGCTTCGGGACGAGGGCGTGATCGTGGAGGCCCGACCGGGGCTTTACGAGTTACAGCCGACAGTGGCACGGTACATCACCTACATCGGCGGCGCGGGCAAGGAAACGCTGACAAACGAGCGCATGATGCTGACACGGGCAAAGCGTGAGGCGGCGGAAATGGAAAACGACCTGCGGCGGGGCGAGGTACACCGCACGGCGGACATTGAGCGGGGCATCCAGTCCATGTTTCTGAACATCCGCAGCCGCTTTCTGGCGCTGCCAGCCAAGCTCTCCCCCACCCTGTCCACCATGGGCGGAGATCAGACGGGTATCTTCGACGAGCTGAAAGGGGCCATCGAGGAAATTCTGGAGGAAATGAGCGATTACCGGGTGGCCTTTGCGGCGGAGGACGGTGAGGACGATGGAGAAGCAGAAAAAGAAACACCCATGTAGCGGGTGCGTGTGGCGGGTGCAGACCAGCGAGGACAAGGTGCTGTGTATGTTTCCTCGCTGCGTGAGAAAAGAATATGAGCGCTACTGGCCGCAGGGGAAGCAGAGCGATGAAAAAGCGAAAGCTCATTGATCTGCCAAAGCCGACGCTGGAGCTGTTGGCACGGTGCGCGGCGGTGCTGAAACCGCCCCCGGCTTTGACGCTTTCGGAGTGGGCAGACCGATACCGGGTGCTGTCGGCGGAGAGCAGCGCGGAGCCGGGGCGCTGGCACACGGACAAGGCACCATACCAGCGGGAGATCATGGATGCAATCGGCGACCCGCACATCCGCAAGGTGGTGATCATGAGCGCGGCGCAGATCGGCAAGACCGACGCTTTCATCCTCAATCCGCTGGGCTACTACATGGACTACGCCCCGGCTCCCATCCTCGTGATGCAACCGACGCTGGACATGGGACAGACCTTTTCCAAAGACAGGCTCGCGCCCATGATACGGGACACGCCGGAGCTGCGGGACAAGATCGACGTGAAAAGCCGCTATTCCGGCAACACCATCATGAAGAAGAATTTCCCCGGTGGCCACATCACCATCGTGGGCGCGAACAGCGCAACGGGCCTTGCCAGCCGTCCCATCAAGGTGCTGCTGGCGGACGAGGTTGACCGCTATCCGGCCAGCGCCGGAACGGAGGGCGACCCGCTATCCTTGGCCCAGAAGCGACAGACGACCTTTTGGGACAAAAAGACGGTGATCGTCTCCACGCCGGTCATTAAGGGCCAGAGCCGCATCGAAACGGAGTTCAACCAGTCCACGCGGGAGGAATGGAACGTGCCATGCCCGGAGTGCGGGGAGTATCAACCCCTCGTGTGGGCCAATGTGGTATTTGACAAGGACGACCCGCAGGGCGAGGTGCTGTATAAGTGCGAGCGCTGCGGTGTAGTGAACGGAGAATACAAGTGGAAGCAGGCAAGCAAGCGCGGTCGCTTTGTGCCGGAGAACCCCGGCGCGGAGGCGCGGGGCTTTCACCTGAATACGCTGGCCTCAACGTTCTGCTCATGGAAAGAGATCGTGCAGAAATTCCTTGTGGCAAAGGAACAGCTTGATCAGGGAAACCCGGAGGGCATGAAAGTCTGGGTGAACACGGAGCTGGGCGAAACGTGGGAGGAGCAGGGCGAGCAGGTGGAGGATGCCGCGCTGCTGAACCGGCGGGAGCTGTACGATGCGGACGTGCCGGAGGGAGTGCTGGTTCTGACAGCCGGTGTGGACGTGCAGGATGACCGCTTCGAGGTAGAGGTGGTCGGTTGGGGCATCGGCAAGGAGAGCTGGGGCATCCGCTACCAGAAGATATACGGCGATATGCTGAAAGAGCAGGTATGGCAAGACCTCGACAATTTTCTGCTGGGCGGCTTCAAGAAAAAAGACGGGACGGTGCTGCACATCATGAGCGCCTGCATCGACACCGGCGGCCACCACACAGATCAGGTATACCGCTTCACGGCGGAACGGTGGGAGCGAAAGATATGGTCGATCAAAGGCAAGGGCGGCGCGGATGTGCCGTATATCCGAAACCCAACCACTAACAACCGCGTGAAAACGCCGCTGTTCATCATCGGCGTGGACGCGGGAAAGGCCCTGCTGTATCAACGACTGCGGCACGAGACCAAGGGGCCGAACTATTGCCACTTCCCACTCAATGAGGAAGCGGGCTATGACGAGCAGTATTTTATCGGCCTGACAGCCGAGAAAATGGTGGTGCGCTGGCGCAAGGGCAGAAGCGTTGTGGCGTGGGAGCTGAAAGACAGCAAGCACAAGCGCAACGAGCCGCTTGACCTGCGCAACTACGCTACGGCGGCGCTGGAGATCGCCAACCCCATTTTGCAGGAGGGCGAGATCGCAAAACCTATCAGAAAACGTCCGGCGGGCCGCCGGAGGCGAGGAGGAATTTAATTGGCAATCTTTACGAAAGAAATGTGTCAAAAGAAACTGAACACATGGCTGGCGGCGGAGGAGGCCATCGCCACCGGCCAGAGCTATCAGATCGGCAGCCGTATGCTGACGCGAGCTGACTTGAAGCGGGTGCGCGAGGAAATGGAATATTGGGCCGGAAAGCTGGCCGAGGCAGAGGCAGAGGATAAGCACGGCGGACGAAACCGCGCCTATCGTGCCGTGACCCGCGACGTGTGAGGAGGGAGCGCATGGAGAAACCGAATATCCTTGACCGGGCAATCATGGCCGTGGCTCCCGTCCACGCGGCGAAGCGGGCGGCGGCGAGGGCCGCACTGAGCGTGATCAACAGCGGGTACGGCAACTACGGAGCCAACCTGACGAAAAAGAGCATGAGAGGCTGGATGTACCACGGCGGCAGCGCCAAGGAGGACATCGAGGACAACATCGACATTCTGCGGCAGCGGAGCCGAGACGCTTACATGGGCATCCCAACGGCAACGGCGGCGCTGAAAACCATGCGGACAAACGTTGTAGCAGGCGGATTGATGCCTGCGCCGCAGCTTGACAGCGACTATCTGGGACTGGACGAGACGGCGGCGGAGAAGCTGCAAGCGCAGATTGTGCGGGAGTTCGCCCTGTGGGCGGACACGCCGGTATGCGACGAAGAGCGAATGGACAACTTCTATCAGCTCCAGCAGCTCGCCTTTTTGAGTTACCTGATGAACGGCGACACCATTGCCCTGCTACCTATGAAGCATCAGGCGGGAGCGCCGTATGACCTGCGTGTGCGGCTGATCGAGGCAGACCGAGTATGCAGCCCGGACGGTTTTGACCGGCTGATGCCATGTACCGTGCAGGGCTACGAAGTGCAGAACATCGTGCAGGGCGTGGAGACCGACGCGGACGGAATGGTGACGGCATACTGGATATGCAACCGGCATCCGCTGGGCAGCAACAGCGCCGTGGACGCGGCGGGGCTGACGTGGCAAAGAGTAGAAGCCTACGGCGATACAACCGGTCGGCGGAACGTGCTGCACATCATGAGCCGCGAACGCATCGGCCAGCGGCGGGGCGTTCCCCTGCTGGCCCCCGTGCTGGAGAGCCTGAAACAGCTTGGACGCTACACGGACGCGGAGATCACGGCAGCGGTGATCAGCGCCATGTTCACGGTGTTCGTGAAGTCACAAAACCCGTCGGACGGCAGACCGTTTGGAGAAATGATACCGGCGGAGGAGCTGATCGACAACGCAGACCAGAGCAGCATCGAGCTGGGGCCGGGGGCCATCATTGACCTGAACCCCGGCGAAGAGGTGCAGTTTGCAGACCCGAAGCACCCAAACACCGGGTACGACGACTTCACGAACGCAACCATCCGCCTGATCGGCGCGGGGCTGGAGATACCACCGGAAGTGATGATGAAGCAGTTCACCACCAGCTATTCGGCGGCTCGCGGCGCACTCAACGAGTTCTGGCGCACCTGTAGTATGCAGCGGGACTGGTTCACGGACGATTTTTGCCAGCCGGTCTATGAGGAGTGGTTTGCAGAGGCAGTCGCCCGTGGGCGTATCCACGCGCCGGGTTTTTTCACCGACCCGGCGCGGCGCAAGGCGTACACGGCCTGTGCGTGGAACGGCCCGGCACGGACGAACCTGAACCCCGTACAGGAGGTGGATGCCGCCATCAAGCGAGTGGATGCCGGTTTCAGCACGGCGCAGGAGGAGACGGCGCAAATGACCGGCGGAGACTACAACCGCAACATCAAACTGCGCATGACAGAGGCCAAGCGCAAGCGCGAGGTGGACGAGATCGGAAAAGCGCAGACGGCGGGAGAATAGGAGGAAAACAGAAATGCCCGAAAACAAGAAATTCTGGAAATTCTGCAATCAGGCAGGAAACAAGGTAGAGCTGCTGCTTTACGGCGACATTTCGCAGACGAGCTGGTGGGGCGACGAGGTGACCCCGAAGCAGTTTGCGGAGGAGCTGGCCGGTCTGGGAGCGCTGGACGAGATCACGGTGCGCATCAACAGCGGCGGCGGTGACGTGTTCGCGGCGCAGGCCATCGGCAACCAGCTTGAACAGCATCCGGCGACGGTGACGGCGAAGATCGACGGCCTGTGCGCCAGCGCGGCAACCATCGTCGCCTGCCATTGCGGCAAGGTGATCGCAGCCAACGACAGCACCTACATGGTGCATCCGGTGCGCATGGGCGCTTGCGGCTACTACAACGCCGAGGAATTGCAGAAGTACATCGAGGCGATGAACGCCATCCGGGAAAGCATCGTGGGCCTGTACGCGAAAAAGACAGGCAGAGATAAGGACGAGGTGGCCGGATGGATGGACGAGACAAGCTGGTGGACGGCGGCGCAGGCAAAGGAAAACGGCTTTATCGACGAGTTGACGGACGAGGCGGACGGAACGGTGATCGAAAACCGGGACGGGCTGCTGTTCGTCAACAGCGTCAACACACACCTGCCTTTCGACAAGGCACCCAACTTTGTACAAAGCAGCAAGGCAGCTCCCGCCTCCTGCTCTGTAAATAACAAATGCCATAAGGAGGTAACGAACATGGCAAACGAGATCAAGACCGTGGACGACCTGCGCGGGGCCTATCCCGCACTGGTCAATGAAATCGAGGAGGCGGCGGCGAACAAAGCGACGAGCGACGAGCGCCAGCGCATCCACGACATCGAGGACATGGCCCTGTCCGGCAGCGAGGCGCTGACGAATGAGGCCAAGTTCACAAAGCCGGTGAGCGCCAGCGAGTACGCTGTGGCCATGATGAAAGCTGCCAAGGAGAGCGGCAACGCATGGCTCAACGGAGCAAAGGCCGATGCCGACAAGAGCGGCATGGGCGGCGTGAAGAACGACGGCGGCACCGGCGGCGGTGTGGGCAAGCAGGACGAGTTCATGGACGCGATCAAGTCCATGGGCAAGAAGCAGTAAAGGAGGAGAAAGAACATGAGTATGGATTTGGCGAAAAAGACCTTTTCCACGCAGCCGGATTACCTGATCGCAGGGAATGCGGAGATCGTTACGGCAGTCAAGGAGGCATCCGCCGCATTGAAGCGCGGCGCTCCCGTGGTTCTCAGCGACGGCAAGCTGGCCGCCATCAGCGTGAGCGGCAGCAGCGCCCCCTACACCGTGAACACCACGGGCCTGTACGGTATTCTGGCAGAGGATGTCGCATCGGGCGAGGACGGCATTGTGTACCTCTCCGGCGAGTTCTTCGCCGATGCGCTGGTGCTGCCCGCCAACGCCACCGCTGCGGACGTGGAGGTTCCTCTGCGTAACCTCGGCATCTACTTGAAGTAAGGAGGAAGAAAGAATATGGCTAACGAAGTGAACATTTACTCCCCCCGCTATCTGGCGGAGGTGGTGAGACAGACCCCTGCCGTACACACCTATTTCCGCGACACCTTTTTCACCAACGTCAAGACGTTCGCTACCGAGCGCGTGGACATCGACCTTGTGAAAGGCGACCGCCGCATGGCGGCCTTTGTCCATCCTCGCGTGGGCGGAAAGGTGCTGAAAGCCAACGGCTACCAGACCGAGAGCTACAAGCCTCCGCTGATCAACCCCTACGACGTGACCACCGCTGACCAGCTCATGACCCGCCTGCCGGGCGAAGATCTGTACAGCGGCATGACCCCTGCGCAGAGGGCCGCGCAGAAGCTCATGGAGGAGTACGCCACGCTGAACGACGCGACCACGCGCCGCGAGGAGTGGATGGCGGTGCAGGCCATCGTGACCGGCACCATCCCCATTGTGGGCGAGGGCGTGAACGAGACCATCGACTTCGGCCTGACCAACAAGAAAACCCTGACCGGTGACAACAAGTGGGGCGGCACCAAGGCTGACATCCTCGGCAACCTCGGCGACTGGACGGACGCGGTGCTGCACGGCGGCTTTGCCAACGTGGACACCATCATCATGGGCAAGACGGCCAAGGCAAAGTTCTTTGCCGATGCCAACGTGCAGAAGATGCTGGACAACCGCCGCATGAACCTCGGCGAGATCGCCCCCCGCGATCTGCCCAACGGCGTGAAGTACCTCGGCCACCTGAACGACCCCAGCCTTGACATGTATGTTTATGGCGAGGTCTACTACGACGACTGGACTAACCCTGACGCGCCGGAGACCAAGCCCCTTATCCCGGACAACATGATCATCCTGATCAGCTCCAGACCCAACTACATGATGGCCTACGGTGCCTGTACCTACATCGAGGACGCATCCGGCCTGTGGGTGACCTCCCAGACCAGCCGCGTCCTGCGCAGCTATGTGGAGCATCATCCCGACCGCCGCATGGTGGAGTTACAGGCGCACCCGCTGCCCATCCCCGACAAGGTGGATAGCTGGCTGGTGGCGACCGTGTGCTGACATGGCACTGTTCGAGCTAAAGCAGGAATACAGCGGAGCGGAGGGGGATGCCCCTCCGCTCACCTTTAAGGACTGCGCCGCAGCGGACATCGATGCGGCTTTCTTTGAGCAGGACGAACACGCGGACTGGCACACGGTTGACGGCAAGGACGCACTGGTGATCGTGGACGATCAGCGGCTCAAAGAGCATAGCGCCCATTGGGAGGCGGGAGCCAAGCAGAACTTCGACACGGGACTGTATACGGCCTACACGGTGCTGTATATCCGTGTGAGGGACTACGGGCCGAAGCCGAAAGTGGGCAAGCACCTTGTTCTGGACAAGGGAACAAACCAACAGCGGTCGTACACCATCCTCAACTGCGAGGAGGAAGCGGGCGTGTACCGCATTTCCATGGAAAGGACGCGGCAATGAGCAAGGTAACATACGACAGGGACAGCCTGACGCTGACGGTTGATGATACACAAGTGGCGGAAGCACTGGGGGAACTGAAAGGGAAAACGCCCGCCGTCCTGAAAGTTGCCATCAACCGAACGGCGAGGCAGGCCAGAAAGGACATTATCGCTGACTCCAAGGCGCGGTACGATCTGACAGCCAGAGGCAAGGAAAAGCTGAAACAGTTGCAAATGCGGAAAAAGGCCACCAACGCTGTTCTTCTGGCGGAATTGCGGCAGAGCGACGAGGGCTTGCCGCTGGATTACGCTTATTTCCGGCACACGCCGACAACGGTTTTCAAGGGACGCAATGTGCGCAATGCGCCGGAATACGTCAGAGGACGAGTCCTGAAAGGGCAAGCCATGCGAAAGCTGGCTGACGAAGTAAGTGAAGCTTACGGCAAGGTGAGCAAGGGCTTTCTGGTGGAGTTCAAAAGCGGTCATATTGGCATGGTGCAGCGCGACATTGGAAGCAGGAGCCAGTCAAATATAACCGAACGAGGGTATCGCCGCTGGGAACCGAACGAGAGCCTTGTGACCATGAACCGACCAAGCGCGTCCAGCATGGGCCGCGCTGTGTGGGAACGAACGGTAGCGGATAAGGCCGAAGAAAACCTGTTGCGTGAGACAGAGCGCCGACTGCAAGAGGTCGTGGCGAGAGCGGCGGCGAGGAGGAAGTAAGCCATGAAGAACTATATGGATGCGGTGAGGGCCGCAGGCATCGGGCGAACTCCCCAGCTCTGCCAAGACGCGCTGATCGAAACGCTGGAGGAGCTTTTCGCCGGGAAGAAGTACAACGGCCAGCAGAGCCGCAAGGAGCTGAAAATCTTCAAGCAGGATTTGCCGGTGCCGGAGGACTATGACGCGGATGTGGACACGGACGCGGCGGCGGCCCCGTACATCGTTGTGCGCATGACAGGCGGCGAGATCAAGAACGACGACGGGCCGCAGGCGGTTGAGTTCAGCCTGATCGTGTGCGCCTACGACGAGGGCAAGGAGCGAGAGGGCTATCAGGATGTTGCCAACATCAAGGAGGACATCGTGCAGCGGTTATGCACCAAGCCGTATTTCGGCGGGGCATTCACCGTGCTGAAACCCATCGCGTGGGCCATGCAGCAGGACGACACCTATCCGTACTACTTCGGGGCGTGTTCGCTGACCTGCACCGCACCGGCCATGACACAGGACACAGAAATGGAGGAGCTGGTATGAGCAAGAAAAACGATAAGCTGGCGGCGGATGCCGCTGTGAATGAGACGGCCATCCCGGCGGCGGAGACCGCTACCGAGACCACGCCAACGGAGCGGGAGAATACGAGCGTGACGCAGGTTTACTGCGGCCCAACGGTGCGCGGCGTTGCCAAGCAGTACACGGTATTTCACGGCGGCATCCCGGAGGCGCTGGAGGCGTTCATCGCCATTCACCCGGAGGCTGGGGCGCTGGTGGTGGACGTGGAGCGCTTTGCCGAGACGAGAAAGCGGCTGGAGACCGCAAGAACGGCGGAGGCCATTCTGTACGGCAAGATCAAATCCGAACTGTAAGGAGGAAGAAAGACTATGGTATACAAACACGGCGTATACACGAGCGAGGTTGCGACCAGCATGGTCGCGCCCATCACCGGCACGGCGGGCTTGCAGGTGATCGTAGGCACCGCCCCGGTGAATATGCTCAAAGACCCGGCGGCGGCGGTCAACGTGCCGCTGCTGGTGAGCAGCTACAAGGAGGCCGTGGAGGCGGTGGGCTATCTGCCTGACTTCGCCAACTACACCCTCTGCGAGTGCATCAGCGCAAATTTCAGCGTTGTGGGTATCGCGCCCATGGTGCTGATCAATGTGCTTGACCCTGCCAAGCACAAGATCGCCATCACCGGCGGAACCGTTCAGGTGAACGACGGCGTGGCGGTGCTGGAGGAGACGGGCGTTCTGCTGGAGGGGCTGACCGTTAAGAACGACTCCACCACGCTGACCGCAGGCACGGACTACACCACCACATGGAACGACGACGGTACGCTGAATATCGTGGTGCTTTCCACCGGCGCGGGTAAGGAAGCAACGAGCCTGACTGTGACCGGCAACAAGATCGACCCCAGCAAGGTGACAGCGGCGGACATCGTGGGCGGTGTGGACAGCTCCACCGGCAAGGAGACCGGCCTTGAGGTGGTGCGTCAGGTCTATCCGAAGCTGTCCATGACACCCGGCATCCTGCTGGCCCCGCGTTTCAGCAAGGACGCGACGGTGGCGGCAGCCTTGCAGGCCAAGACCAAGAGCATCAACAGCGTGTTTGGCGCGGTGTGCGTTGTGGACATCGACTGCAGCAACACCGGCGCGACCAAGTACACCGCCGTCAAGACCACAAAGGAGGCGCAGGCGGTGAGCGACCCCAACGCCTACGCAGTTTGGCCTTTTGCCAAGGTGGGCAACACGGTGTACAGCGGCAGCGCACTGGCGGCGGCGCTGACAGCCTACACCGACGCGCAGAACGACGACACGCCCAACGTCAGCCCCAGCAACAAGACCATCGCCGTTTCTGCCGCCTGCCTCGAAGATGGCACGGAGGTGGTGCTTGATCAGGAGCAGGCCAACACCGTGAACAGCTTCGGCGTGGCAACGTGGCTGAACATGAACGGTTTCCGCCTGTGGGGCAACAACACGGCGACCTACCCCGGCATCAGTGACCCGAAAGACCGCTGGTTCAGCGTCCGCCGCTTCCTGACATGGGCGGCCAACACGTTTATCCTGACCTACTTCCAGAAAGTGGACAGCCCTGCCAACAAGCGGCTGATCGAGGCCATTGTGGACAGCGAGAACGTGCGCGGCAACGGCTTTGTGGCCCGTGGCGTGTGCGCCCGCTATGAGATCACGTTCAACGAGGACGAGAACACCACCGCCGATCTGCTGGACGGCAAGATCACGTTCCACCAGTACATCACCCCGTTCACCCCTGCGGAGGACATCGAGGACATCATCGAGTTTGACCCCGACGCTCTTTCCGCCGCGCTGAACTGATGAGGGAGGGAAAAGAAGATGATTTCCAACAACTATATCCCGGAGAAGATCAACGAATATAACGCCTATCTGGACGGCACGAAGATGATCGGCGTGGCCGCGTCGGTGACGCTGCCGGAGGTCAACATGAAAACCAGCACCGTTTCCGGCGTGGGCGTGAACGGCGAGCTGGACAGTCCCACCATCGGCCAGTTTGAGAGCATGGAGCAGGAAATCCAGTTCAACACGCTCTACAGCTCCGCCATGGATATGCTCTCTCCCTTGTCCACGGTGAACCTGACGCTGCGAGCCTCGCAGCAGGTCTACGACAAGCAGGGCGGCTACAACTTCAAGGGCCTGCGCGTGGTGGAGATCGGGCGCGTGAAGAAGTTCAACCCCGGCAAGGTGGAAAAGGGCGAGGCCATGGAAGCCACCGTGACGCTGGAGCTGACCTACCTGATGATCGAGGTGGACGGCCAGCAGCTCTTGGAGGTTGACAAGCTCAACGGCATCTACAAGGTCAACGGCAAGGATATGCTGGCGGGCGTGAACAGCCTGATCTAACGGGCGCAAAACAATACGGCCTGTCCCTGCGCAAACGGGGGCGGGCCGTGTTTTCACACAAAAAAACAATGCTGAAAGGAGCGACAACCAATGGCAGAGGACAAGATCACGGCGGAGGAGACCGTAAACGAGGGGGCAAAAAAGAGCGAGAACATCGTGGAGCTGGCAAAGCCCTATGTGTTCGAGGGCAAGGAGTACGGAGAGATCGACCTGACGGGGCTGGAGAAGATGACCGTGCAGGACGCTATCGACGTGCAGCGGCAGCTTTTCGGCGAGGGCGAGGCGGCGGCCTCGGTGCTGTGCGAGACCACGACGGCATTTGCCCGCGCCATGGCGGTCAAGGCCACCGGAATGCCCATTGAGTTTTTCAAGCTGATGCCTCGCGGCGCTTTCAAGCGCGTGGCAGGTGCGGTGCGCAGACACCTGAACGTGGAGAGCAGAACGGAAAACCATGTGATGCATCTGGAGAAGCCGCGCCATTACAAGGCCAAGGAGTACTGGGACATCGACCTGAACGGCGTGGCAGACCTGAACACGCTGAATGAGAGCGAGGCGGAGAACCGCATGGCCCGCGAGGGCTTTGTGGTGACGGAGAACAGCACCAACTATCTGTACTCCTGCGTGATCGCCGCCATGGCAACGGGCATCCCGGAGGAGTTCTTTACCACGCTGCCCCTGTATGAGCTGCTGAAACTGAAAAACGCGGTGAACGACGCGGATTTTTTCGGATAAAGGGCGGAGCTAAGGCCCTGCGGAAAGCGGCTATCCGGCTGTCCTCGGTGACACGGACGGGCGTGGACTTCTATCTGAAAATGCCTGTCCGGGACTTTATTGAGCTGAATAGCGAGGTGGCGGAGGAATGGCGAACAATAAAACATTAGAGTTAAGCATCAAGATCGCCGGTAAGATGGACAAAAGCCTGATGGCGGCGCTGAACGGGAGCCAGAGCCAGATCAGCAGCTTTGCCCGCAGCATCAGCTCCATCGGAACGGCAGGACTTGCGGCCATGGGGACGCTGGCGACGGCGACTGTGGCGACCATCGCAAGCTGCACCAAGGAAGCGGCGAAGTTTGAAAACTACATGGCGGATGTGGTCAAGTATGTGGACGGTCTGGCAGATGCTACCGGAAAGATCAGCGACAAGGTGGCGGATAACGGCAAGACCTACGCGCAGAACTACGAGGCCATGAAAGACGCGATCAAGGATTTAAGCACGCAAATCCCATATACGCAGGAGGATTTGACACGCCTTGCCGCTGCGGCGGGACAGTCCGGCAAAGCCATGGAGGATTTGATCAAGATCGACAGCTCCGGCAATGTTACAGGTTTCCTGCGGGACATCGCCATGACCGGCACGGCCATGGACATCAGCGCCGATCAGGCGGGCAACTGGGCCGCCAAGTGGGAGCAATCGCTGAAAATGACCCACGAGGAGGTCATGGTGCTCTTTGACCAAATCAACTATCTGGGCGCAAACAGTGCGACCACGGCGGCGGAGATCGCAGAGGCGGTCAATTCTGCGGCGAGCCTCGGCCAAGTGGGCGGCGTGAGCGCGGCCACAACGGCGGCGTTGGCGGATGCCATGCTGGCAACAGGCGTATCGACTGATCGCGTCGGCACCAGCATCAAGCGCATGATCGTGAATTTGAGCAAGGGCGCAAGTGCGACGAAAGCCCAGAAAGAACAGTTCGAGGAGATGGGCATGAGCGCGGAGTGGGTCGCCAAGGCCATGCAGGAGGACAGCGTGGGAACGCTGGATACCATCTTCAAGGCCATCAACGATCTGCCACAGGAGCGACAGGTAGCGGCGCTGTCCACCCTGTTCGGCCAATGGGCCATTGAGGGCGGCGCAAAGATCGTCAACAATCTCGATGTGTACCGAAAGGCGCTGGAAATGGTGAGCGACCCAAGCCTGTACACGGGAAGCATGGAGCGGGAGTTCAACATCAAATCGCAGACCCCGGAGGCCATCGAGACCATGCTGAAAAGCACCAAGACGGCGCTGAAAATCGAGATCGGCGATGCGTTCCTTCCGGCGAAAAAACAGTTCAATCTCTCCATGATCGGCTTTCTAAACAGCATCCGAAAGAATATGCCGGAGCTGACGCAGCTTGCAGAGAGCTTGGGAACGCTGGCGAGCCGGGGCGTGGAGAAACTGGGCAGCGCTATGGACACGGCGCTGCCGTACATCCAAAAGGGGCTTGACTACCTGATCAACAACGGCGAGCAGGTGGTGCGTGTGCTGGGCGGCATGGCGGCGGCGTTTGTTGGCATGAAGTTCGCCCCGGCGGCGGAGGCTATTTTCTCCGGCGGCGGAAAGGGCGGACTTGCGGGCCTGTTCAAGAGCGGCCAGAGTGCGGGCGCGGCGGGCGCGGGACTTTTCTCTGCGTTCCGAGGCGCATCGGGAAGCAACGGCTTCCGCACGACACTGGGGGCGGCAATCTCCAGTCTGATCGGTGGAAACGGCATCAAGGGAACCACAGGACTTTTGAGCGCGGCGGCGGGAACGCCGGGGCTGTTGTCCGGCTACCAAAGCGCGGGAAGCGTCCTGCGGGGGGCAATCGGAAACAGCAAGACCGCGCAATGGCTGGGCGGCATCGGCTCGTCCCTCGGAAATCTCGGCGGGCTGTTCGCCAACAGCCGAGCCGGACAATTCGCGGGCGGCCTTATGGGAAAGGCGGGCGGTGCGCTGGGGAAGTTGACCATGCCGCTACGGCAAGGCATCGCGGGCATTGGAGCGGCGGCTACCATTCAGGGCAGCATCTTCCAGCAGGGCCTTTCCGGCTTGCTGGGGAAAGCGGGAGGCGTGGTAAGCGGTATCGCAAACTCTGGTGCCGGGAAAGCTGTCGGGAGCATATTCAGCGGCGGGGCCGGTCTGCTGGGGAGTATCTATGGCCCTATTGTTGGCGGCCTCGGTAGTCTGCTGTCCGGGGCGCTGCCTATTGTGGGTGTGATCTCCGGCATCATCGCCGTGGTGAGCATCCTGACGGACAAGTTCGGCGGGCTGGACAAAATCGTGCAGCGGGTGTTCGGCGACACGGGACTGGAAAAGTTTACGGTATTCAAGGACGCGCTGCTGGGATTGTTCGAGGACGGCGGTGTGGCAAAGGCGCTGCAACCGCTGCAGGAGAGCATCACCAATCTGTTCGGCGAGGACGCGGGCGCAGCCTTTGGAGGCATTACCACCATCCTGCAATCGGTGATGGGCGTGATCGGCCAGCTCGTGACATTTTCGCAGACGACGGTGCGGCCCATCATCGAAAGCATATTCGGCTTTATCACACAGACGGTGGTGCCGGTCATTCTGCAAACCATCACAGCGGCGGCTCCATCCATCGCATCCATCATCAGCGGCGTGGGTTCCGTGGTCATGACGGTGGCGCAGATCATCGGTGAGGCCATTCAGTTCCTTATGCCGATCATTCAGACGGTGATCACGGTGCTGCTACACATTGGTCAGGTAGTGGTTCCGGCGGTGCTGGCCGCCATCGGTGTCTTTGCCGAGGGCATCAGCAGCGCGATCAACGGGGTCAAGACCATCTTTGAGGGCGTGATCAACTTCATCACCGGCGTGTTCTCCGGCAACTGGCGTATGGCGTGGGAGGGTGTGAAATCCATCTTCGTGGGCATCTTCAATACGCTGGGCGCTCTGTTCAAGACCCCCATTAACGCGGTGATCGCCCTGATCAACAAGGCAATCGCAGGCATCAACAGTCTCGGCATTACCATCCCGGACTGGGTGCCGCTGCTGGGCGGCAAGTCGTTCTCCATCAACATCCCGGAAATCCCCATGCTTGCGCGAGGCGGCTTTACAAACGGCGCAAGCATCGCGGGCGAGGCCGGAACGGAGGCGGTGATCAGCTTCCAGCGGGCGGCCCGGCGGGACAATCTGGACATCTGGGCCAAGGCCGGGCAAATGCTGGGCGTGAAGCCGGTGGAGCTGGCGGAAATCGACGGTGGCGGCTCCGGCGGCGGAGGCGGCATAGCCTTTGCGCCGGTGATCAACATTCAGGGCAGCGCCGACCGCAGCATGGTGGAGGAGGCTCTGGCCGAGGCGCAGGCACGGTTTGAAGCGTGGTATCTCCAGATGCAGCGCAGACAGGCCCGCACGGCATACTGACTGGAGGAAACGCGATGTACACGACCAAGAGCGGCGACACATGGGATGTGATCGCCAAGAAGGTATACGGCAGCGAGTACCACGCCGACGTGCTGATGGCGGCCAATCCGCAGGAGATCAACACGTTTATCTTCAACGCCGGGGTGGAGCTGAACACCCCGGCGCTGGAGGAGGAGCGGGACGGACTGATGCCGCCGTGGAAATACGAGGCGAGCTATGATTGAGACAAGACGGCTGGCGCTGGATGTGCGCTACAACAGCTACCCTTTTGCCGGGCAGGTGGGCGGAGACATCGAGAGCCTGACCTACACCGACAGCGCGGCGGACAACAGCGACAGCATCGACATCACCATCAACGCGCAGGACAGGAAATGGCTGCTGGGCTGGATGCCGGAAAAGGGCGCGACGCTGCGGGCGCGTGTTCTCGGCTACAACTGGGAACGGCAGGGCCAGCGGAGCATCATGGAGTGCGGGTTGTTCGTGCTGGACGATGTGAGCTTTTCGGACGCGCCGACGACCTTGCAGGTGGGCGGCGTGAGCAAGCCCAGCGACAGCGACTTTTCGGAGCTGGAGCGGGACGTGATCTGGAAGAACACCAGCATCAAGCGTATCGGCGCAAAGATCGCCGCGCGGTACGGCCTTGCGTTCACCTACGATGCCGACGACTACGACATCGAGTGCGACGAGCAGGACGGCACGGACAGCAGCTACTACAACAGCCTGTGCAAAAACTACGGACTTATCCTGAAAGTGTACGCCCGGCGGCTGTGGGTGTATGACCGGGAGAAGTACAAGGCAAAGCGGGCCGTGCGTACCTTTGACCGATCGCAGATCAGGCCGGGGAGCTTCGGCTACACCACCACCCTGTCCGGCACCTATACCGGCGGGTACTTCAATTACACGGACGCGGACAAGGACATTGACATCGAGTGCAGCGTGGGCGGCGGCTCGCACACCAAGAGCGTGAACCGGCGGGCTACCAGCGTATACGATGCCAGCGTCCAGCTCTGCGCGGAGCTGAACAGCGCCAACCACGGGACAGTGAAGCTACGCTTCGGCGTGGACGGAGACTGGAGGGTAAGCGCGGGAAACTGCATCGCGCTGACAGGCTTTGGAAACCTGAACGGAAAATACTTTGTGGACAAGGTGACACACAAGGTTTCCAAAAGCGGACTGACCACCGACTTTGAGTGCAGCGGCATCGGCCCGGCGTTCCATTCGTGGGACGTGGGCGGCAAGATCGTGTATCACGAAAAGACGGCGGACAGCGGCGTTAGCTATGACAGCACCTACGCCACCACCAGCCCGGCGGCGGGCGCGGCCAGCGCGGCGGCGGGCGGCGAGGCGGGACAGGCGATCACACTGAACAAGGCCCCACTGTATGTTTCCAGCACAGCGAAGAACAAGGCGGGAACCAAAACCGGAACATACTGGCTGTACGACGGCATCCTGATCAACGGGCGCTACCGCGTGACCAACAGCGCGGCGCGGTGCGGAAAGCTGCCGGTGGGCCAGAATGTGACGGGCTGGGTGCCTGCGAGCTACTGCATCGCCAGCGAGGAGGCGAAGAAGTAATGGCGGGGACAAACCGAACCGGGCGCGTGAGCGCCATCGACTATAAGGCGGGAACCTATGAGGTGACCTACTTTGACCGAGGGAAAAGCGTGACCCGCCAGATCAACGCTATCAGCAACGGCGAGTACAAGATGCCCAGCATCGGGCAGGTGGTGAGCGTGAGCCACAACAGCAACGGAGCTGCGGCGGGAACCACCACCGGAACGGTGTGGAACAAGACCAACACCCCGGCGGAGGGCTACAAGGGCCTGTTCCGAAAGGAGTACGCCACGCAAAAGGGACTGGCTTATGAGCGCTACGACGAGAACACCGGCGTTTACACCCAGTATGTGAACCGGCGGACAGGGCGCACCTGCAACGGCGAGATATACGACGAGGCGAAAGGCGCAATCAGCATTGTGGCGGGCGGGCAGTTTCAAGCCAAGAGCAGCGCCGCCAGCATGAGCCTGAACGCCAAAACCGGCGTTGGCATCGTGGCGGGGACAACGGTGAGCATCGAGGCCGGAACCTTTGTGAGCATCGAGGCCGCAGGCGCTTTGAGCGTAACGGCAGGCGGCAAGTACACATTCGCCGCGAAAAAAGGCGCAAAGATCGAGGTGGAGGGCGGCGACGCGGAGATCACCATAAACGGCGCGACGGTCAAGGTAACGGAGGCAGGGGATGTGGAGATCAAAAGCCCAACCAAGATCAGCCTGACAGCCCCGGAGATCAACGCAACGGCGGCGAGCGGGGACATCACCATCAACGGCGTGAGCCTTGTAAACCATACGCACATGAGCGGCGCGGTGGGAAAGCCGGATAAGTAAGGAGGGGCGAAAAGTGGCATTGGGAAGCTACATGGGCATGACGTTCACGGTGAGCGACCGGCGCATCCTGACACCGAGCGGGCTGAAAGGCCAAGGGGGCAGCGATTGGGCGACCCACAACCGGACAGGCGCACGGGCGCGGAGCCAATGGATTGCCCCAAAGCTGCGGAAATACCAGTTCGATCTTTTGCTGCGGGCGCAGGACGGGGTAAACCCGCGAAGCGTTCTGCGGCATTTTCAGCGCATGGCGGAGACCAACGCGGCGGACTGGTTCATCGTGGGCGGCTCGCCGGTATCACCGTATCCGTTCAAGATCACGGACATCAGCGACGAGTGGGGCGCGGTGCTGCACGGCGGCGCGATGGTGGAGTGCAAGGTGAGCCTGACCATCGAGGAATACCTGTAAGGAGGCAGCCATGTTATCAACGGAAAACGCGGTGATCGAGATACTGCCGGGGAGCGCGAATGACAGCACGGCGGCGGAGGTGTACCGCAATTTGCAGGTGCTTTACGCCACGAGGGCCGGAGAGCAGGCGCTTGACCGGGAGTTTGGCATCGACGGGACGATTATCGACTGCCCGCAGGAAAATGCGCAAGCCCTGCTGGCGGCGGAGTATGTGCGCAAGACAGAACAGTATGAGCCACGGGCGCGTGTCGTCCGTGTGGAATGGACTGCGGGAAAATCGCAGGACGGAAATATGACGCCAAAGGTGGTGATCGAGCTTGTCTAATATCGCTGAATTGGCAAACTGCCCGGAGCTGAGCTTCATCGAAAGCATGACTTTGCAGGAGACGGAAGAACAGCTCCGTGAGCTGTACACCAAGTATTACCGGGAGGCCACAGGCAAGGAGCCGGAGATCGGCGAGGCCGACCCGCTGAACCTGCTGATGAAAGCCTTTTGCACGATGGAGTATCAGACGATGCAGTACGCCGACGCAAAGGGACGGATGGAAATGCTGAAAACCAGTACCGGAGACGCGCTGGATGCGCTGGCCGCTCTTGTGGGGCTGACGCGCAAGGAGGCAAACCGGGCCACGGCGACGGTGCGCTTTACGCTTTCGGAAGAGCAAAGCGGCGCGACGGCCATTCCGACGGGAACGCGGGTCAAGAGCGAGGACGGGAAATACTTCAACACCGTGGAATACGGCGAGATAGCGGCGGGAGAGACCTACACCGACGTGGTGGTGCAGGCGGAGGAGGCCGGAGCGGATAGCAACGGCATTCTGTCCGGCGGCATCAAGATACTGGTTGACCCCATCGCCTATGTTGCAAGCGTGAGCAACACCACACCAAGCACCGGCGGACTGGACGCAGAGGACGACGACAGCCTGACACGACGCATCTACCTCGCCCCAAGCGTGTATAGTTGCGCCGGGCCGCGCGATGCCTATGAATACTACGCACGGGAGTGGCGGGGCGATGTAGCTGACGTGCGCATCGTCAGCCCGCTACCGGACGAGGTAAATATCTACTTCGTGATCGAGGACGAGAACGGACTGCGCGTCCCAAACAGCACGGAACTGACGGCCATGGCGGCCTATCTGGACGACGAGACCATCCGCCCGCTGTGCGACAAGGTGACGGCGCTGGCTCCGGGCGAGGTGGAATACGCCATCACCGTGAAATACTGGATCGCGGAAAGCGACCAGCGAAGCGTGAGCGAAATACAAAACCGCATCTCGGCGGCGGTGGCGGACTTCCAGACATGGCAAAGAAAGCTGGGACGGGACATCAACCCCACGGAGCTAATTGCCCGGCTGCGGGAGGCGGGGGCCAAGCGGGTAACGCTGACAGCCCCGGTGGACACCGTGATCAAGGCAACGGAGTTGCCGAAATGCACCGGCGAGACCGTGACCTACGGAGGGCTGGAGGATGATTAAAGGGCTGAGAGATGCGCAGATCGCGGACGGCCTGCCCCACGTCCTCGCGGAGCAGCCGTGGGTCATGGCGCTGTCACTGGCGATGCTGGAGCTGCACCGGAAAACGATGGACTACATCGACGCAAGCCAAATCTATACCGCCATCGACACTGTGGCGGAGGAGGTGCTGGACGCACTTGCCGTCAACTGGAAGCTCGACTGGTACGACACGAGCTATGACATCGAGCAAAAGCGCAGGATCGTAAAATCCGGCATGACTATTCGCCGCACCATGGGAACCGTGGCAGCGGTGAGCCAAACGGTCACGTCGGTGATCGGACAGGGGCGAGTGGAGGAATGGTTCGAGTACGGCGGGAGACCGGGGTGCTTTCGCATCGTGTGCGACAACACAGAGGACGCGGTGACGGCCATTGAGGAATTCAGGCGCATCTTAGAACCGGTCAAGAGGGCGTCGGCGTGGCTGGACGGCGTGACGTTGCAAACAAGGGCGGAGCATCATCTGTACACTGGTTTCGCGGTGCGAGTCGGGCGGATCGTGTCATTGGGGTGCGAGATTCCGGCGGCGCTGGACGTGACCTACATGACAGATGAGACGGGCAACCTGTTGGCCGACGAGACTGGAAATCGGATCATTGACGAGGAGGTATGAACATGGCACTAAAACTGACGCCCTCCGGCACAGACCTGCTGCTGCGGGCTATTGCTGGGGAGGTAAATATTAAATTTACGGCAATCCAGTTGGGCAACGGCGCGGACGCGGGGAAAAGTGCGGCGGCGCTGTCCAATCCGCTGCTGACGGCGGAGATCAGCAGCTATGAGGTTGGGGATGTATTCGTGACCCTGCGAACCACTTTCAGCAATTCTCAGGTAAGCGCAAGTTTCAGGGCGACGGAGGTTGGCGTACTGGCGCATGATCCGGATACGGAGGATGGGACTTTACTGTACGCCTATCAGTACACGCCGGAGGGAGTTAGCGACTACATTCCCGCCAGCGCCGACAAGGTGCTGGAGACGCAGATGGACGTTTTGGTATACATCGGAGACGCCGAAAATGTGACCGCCTCCATCTCCCAAAGTCTGGTGTACGCCAGCCGTGCTGAGTTGGAAGCGCACGTTCAGAACAAGGGTAATCCGCACAAGGTCACGGCGGAGCAGGTGGGACTGGGGAATGTGTCAAACGTCTCCACCAACGACCAGACGCCGACCTACACCGAGGCAAGCGCACTCGTGGGGCTGAAATCCGGAGAAAAGTTATCTATCTCGTTTGGCAAGATCGCCAAGGCGGTATCCTCGCTCATCGCCCACATGAAAAACGGCGAGAATCCACACAAGGTCACGGCGGAGCAGGTGGGCGCGGCGAAGTCATCCCACAAGCACAGCACCAACGACCTGACCGGCGGCGTGCTGGGCGTCGCCCGCGGCGGAACGGGGGTGACGGGGTACGGCAAGCTGAAAGAAAAGCTTGGCGTGAACTGCAAAATCGAGCGGGTTAGGAGCGAATACCTAAGTTTGACCGTCCACAATGATATTTACGGAATAAGAGAACATGCAAATTGCCATGCCTTCGGAAACGATACTTTTGTAGCCATAGGCGATAAGGCGCTTTTCGATCAAACGCCAATCATGTATGTATCTAAAAACGGAGTCATTTACGACAAAGTAGACGTCGACCTGCCAAATGAATTTTTCAACGGAATTGTTTTCGGAGGCGGTTTCTTCGTTGCCGTTTTTGAATCAAAGGTTATCTACTCCAAGGACGGAAGAAGTTGGACGACTGTGAGCCTCGACAAAAAACATTACAGTGCACGTATCTGCTTCGGAATCGACACATTTATGATCGTTGCTGCAGAAAAAGGAGTCAATGTATGCTACACATCAAAGGACGCCGCAACGTGGACGGCCCACGATATGCCGAGCGTACACAACGAAGCATACTACATCGGACTGTGCTGCGGGGATGGGAAATTCGTGGCGATCACGGCCTCGGGATACGTCGAAGATACCAAGTTCACGGTATCCAACGACAAAGGAGAGACGTGGAGTGACCTCAAGCCGGTCAACGGGTGCCAAAGAGCGCGCGAAATCATATATGGGCACGGGAAATACATCGTCAGAACCGAGGCTGCCTTGTACCAGGGCGTACCGCGTATCGCAATTTCAAGAGATTTAAGCACTTGGGATGTACTTAGTAAATTGGGTGGAGACTTTCTTCCAGAGGAAATTGGCATCACGAATACCGGGTTCTGCGCCTATGGAAATGCAACCGGAATAGACGGGGACTATAGTAAATACTATTTCAGTTCAGAAGACGGATACACATGGAACAGGAGCACCAAGGCATTCGTGTCAGGAGGTGTTCACTTCCTGCACGCGAAAGGGATCACATGGGCGTTTGACGGATCAGATATCGCGGCGTCGAGCGACGGAGATTCGTGGACGAATGTATTTTACAAGCTATCCGACGGAAGCATTATCACCATCGGACCGATGAAAGGAGAATAACACATGGCAACGGTGAAATTGACGGACAAGCCCGTGGTGCAGGAATTGATGGACGGCGATCAGGTGGTGCTGATCCAGAACGGCGCTGTGCGCCTGATCGGGGCGGAGAAGGTCGGCGCGAAGGAAAAACTGCCCAAGCCCGACACGGCGCCGGACGGGGCGTTTCTGCGGCTGCGGAATAAGGAGTGGGTGGCGGAGAGCGTGCCCACGGCGGAGGAGGCGACGTTTTAATGGCCGAGTATCTGGTGCAGGATAAAAGCCTGACGGCAGTTGCGGACGCCATCCGCGCGAAGGACGGCAGTGCGGACAAGCTGACGCTCGCGCAGATGCCGGAGAAGATCGCCGCGATCCAGACCGGGACGGACACGGGCGACGCGACGGCGGAGGCGGGCGATCTGCGAAAGGGCAAGACCGCCTACGCCAAGGGGACGAAGATCGTCGGCACGCTGGAGGAGAGCGCGGGCGGAACTGCCTATGTGGTCGGCACGCCGGTGTCGTTCACGCTTACCGGCTGGGACCCTGACGTGCAGGGGACGACCTACAAGCTGAAAGCCGTGGGCTATAAGCCCGGCGCGAACGGCGTGCAGTTGGGCCTGCCGTCCGATTCCTCCACTGTCAACACGCAGGCGGTGGTCGCGTCTGCGCTGACCATCGCGAACACGAACGTCACCGCGCCGGACAAGGAGAAGAACGTGGCCGGATTCACCGAGATCGCCATTTCCGCCGTGAACGCGCCGAGCCGCGATCTGACCGTTGCCATCTTCGGGCTTGTGGAGGTAGAGCGAGTTAAGGTGACAGCGCCCGCCGTTGTGGGCATCCCCGCGCCCGTCGCGGGAGAAGAACCTGTGTACGGCATCGAGGGAGAGCAGTTCACCGGCACGATCACATGGACTCCCGACCTGATCGACAGCAAATTCGGCCCGCAGACTGTCTACACCGCCACCATCACGCTGACACCGAAGGTCGGTTACACCCTTAGCGGCGTGGCGGCGAACTTCTTCACGGTAGAGGGCGCGACAAGCGTCAGCAATGCCGCAAACAGCGGCGTTGTGACCGCCACATTCCCGAAAACCGATACGGCAGTGGTGTGGGATAACGATCTATGGAAGGTCACAACGCCTGAGACCGGGAAGACCCCCGTTTTGGACTTTACCGGTTCAAACTATATCGGCAAGGTCGTATGGTCTCCCGAGGCGTCTACATTCGCCGCGTCTACGGTTTATACCGCGACTGTCACGCTGACGCCAAAAGAAGGGTTCACTTTTGACGGTATTCCTGAAAACTTCTTCAAGCGATCCGGCGCAACGAGCGTGACCAATGCTGCGAACAGCGGTGTAGTTACGATCGTATTCCCGGCGACAAAGGAGGCTAAATCATGAATGAGCTGAATCACGTTGCCGTCATCGCCGACGGAAACGGACGCTGGGCAGAGCGGCGGGGTTTGGAGCGCTCCTTGGGGCACGAGCAGGGCTTGAACAAGGTGGAGGACATGATGCACTGGTGCGTGGACATGGGCATCCCGGCCCTGTCTGTCTACTGCTTTTCGTGGGAGAACTGGAACCGGCCCAAGGAGGAAGTGGACGCGCTCTTTTCCATGGCGAACCAGTATTTTGAACGGTATCGGGAATTTGTGGAAAACAACATCCGCGTCCTCATTTCCGGGACGGACAAGCGCGTTCCGCCTGAGAGCATCGAAAAAATGGAGCGCATCCAGCGGGAGACCGCTCACTGTGACGGCCTGACGCTGAACCTGTGCTGCAACTACTCCGGGCGAATGGAGATCGTGGACGCCGTTGCCAAGGGCGCGCGGACGGAGGATGAGATCACGGCGGCGCTGTACCAGAAGCTCCCTGAGCCGGACCTCATCATCCGCACGGGCGGCTTTCAGCGGCTCTCCAATTTCCTGCTTTGGCAGTCCGCCTATTCAGAGCTTTACTTCACCGAAACGCTGTTCCCGGACTTTTCCGTGGGCGAGTTCCGCCACGCGGTCAAGCGCTTTGGTAATACAAAACGAAATCATGGGGGCTGAACGATGGCTGAATACACATCCGAACAGTACAAGTTTCTGCTGATGAAGCGTCTCCAGCGGCATTTTTCCATGAAGAATGCCGAAGACAGGATTTATACGCAGAACTTCTTTTGTGCGCTGTTTGACGAATCCGTGACCGTGACGGAGGAGGCATACAACAACTTCTGCCGCCTGATGGACGATAATCTCGCGTTTTGCGCGGAAAAAGGCTGGTACGAATGCGAAAAAATCAATACCAGTGATGAAGCCGCTAAAGAACAAGGCGTTTTGTTGATTAACGCATTTGCGGAAATTGGTATTGCAATGGAAATCGGCTCAGGTAGCGCCAGTTTTACAAAGCCAAACGGAAAGGTTATGAAATACACGGTCGACCCGACCGGTAGGAACTATTTCTACATCAACGCAAGGGCAGGTACGGAATACCGATACGCCAAGGCGTCCGCTCCCGCCTACAATATGCAGGGGATGGATGTGCCGGAGGGGTTGGATGGTTTTAAAAGAGCTGGCAACGGGACATATTGGCGCTATAACGCGGAGACAAAAACCGTGACGATCTCCGGCGAGGGCTCCCTCGACAGAGTTCCAGAGGAGCAAATTTTAGGAGAAAAGTACACCACGGTGATTTGCGGCGCTGGGGTTTCTCGGTTACTTGACTATAGCATGTCAGTGGATGGCGCGGTCTTGGTGCTCCTGCGGCCGAGTGACGCCGACATGGAGATCGCCCCCAACTTTAACGCATCCTCTGGCACTTGCGGAGCTACCAAGATGAAAACTGTCGTTTACACGGATTGCGCCGCTGCGATCGCAGCGCTGAGTACAGAGGAACAGGCAAAGTACGTCACACTACACAGCTTATCAGAATGGGAGGGGTAAGGATGCGCTACAAAAGATTGAACGCGGAGGACGCCTTTGCGGAGATCGCGCGTCTTGAGCGCGTGCAAGAGGACGGTGTGGTCGTCAACATTGCGGAAAAGCACTGGGTCGGGTCAGCGCCGGACGACGCGTTCGGCGACACTGTGCGGGAATACGATATGCCGGTGTTCCACAGTGACTATCGCCCCGGCATGGTGGATATCGTTTTCCCCGGCGACCTGTGCATCTGCGTGGTGGAGAAAAACCGCAGTCGTGCCGGAGACCGCATCCTCCGCGCGGCGTGTGACTATCTCACCGCACGGGGTATCCCGGCAGTGGTCAACGGCAGTGACTTTCTCATCGCGGATATGGAGGCGCGAAAGCTGTACAAAATCGGCAGCTACGGCGATCTCCCGGCGGGCGGGATGTGGGAGGCGACGGTGCACATCTCCATCCACGCGGATATGGGGCTGATCGAGGCTTGCCGCGACGAGCCACCGGAAATGACGCGCATTGGGCTTGACCGGTACGGCGTGACGGCGGAGGAACTTTTGGCGGCGATCTCAGGGGAGATCGAGGAGGACGTGACATGACGGCGGTGGTAATTGGGCTGAACTGGCTCGATCTCATTTGCACGCTATGGGCGCTGCGGCGCGGCTGCGTGGAGCTGAATCCGCTGCTGCGGAGCGTCGTCACGATGGTTTGGTACAAAATTGCAATCGTGCCGCTGCTGGCGCTGTGGCTTGATTCACGGGGGACACAAGAGGCGCGGCGTGGGCTGCGTATCTGCGTGGGCGTGTACGGTGCGGTGTGCCTGTGGCACGCGGTCGGGCTGTGGATGATAACAGGATAACGGAGGGGGAAGAATGACAGATTTGGCAAGCATCGCGGCGCTGTGCTCTGAGGTGACGATCATCATCGGGGCGGCGGCGCTGCTCATCAAGCCCGTGCGGCACAAGCTGCTTGGGCTGGACAAGCTGACCGACGCGCTCAAATGTCAGCTCCGGCATGACATGCTACATACCTACTACCGCCACAGGGAGGGGCGCACTATCCGACAGTACGAGCTGGAGGACTTCCTCTATCTCTACCGCGGGTACAAGGCCCTCGGCGGCAACAGCTTTATTGACCGCATCAAGTCGGAGATCGACGAATGGGAGGTGGTAAGTTGAAAGATCATTTCGACCAAACGCTCCGGGACATCGCCGCCTACGAACGATACTGCGAAGATCACCCGGAGTTTGAAAACAATGTAACAGAGCTGACCAGTGACCGGATCAAGACGATATATCGCCGGTGCTTGGGCAGCAACGACTTTTTGCAGTAAGGAG